GGTTCATTAAATAAATCGTCTCCACCAAATGATGTGACTTCATAATATATTTTACCACACCACTCATACCTTGTGATAATAAACTCTTCACTCATACTGTATCTTATGCTATAGTAGTATATTATCCTTACTGACTCTCTCCATAGCACTTGCCTTCTGGAATACTACCTTATGTTCTGAGTTTGCGTTCATATACAGAGTATAATGTTTTAGGCATAGCCACCTACTATCATTACTCTCTCCTAACGGTATTCTAACTACTGCTTTCCTGTCACATTGGCCACAAATACCCATGAATATAATTATACATAGTGGTATTTAATGATGTCTATTATGACCCTCTATTTTTGATTTTCCTTACAGAGATAAAAAGTGATATTCTCCATCTCATCCCAGAAATCCTGTAAACCTGTAGTATCTGGGTACTCTAGTCCTAACTCTTCCAGGAATTTAGTAGTAGATTCTATTACTGCTTTATCTAATAATGAATGTTGGTCAACTTTAGCATACATTTTAGTATAGTCACAACTACCCTGATAATATGCTAGAGTAACTAACTGTTTCTCCCTATTAGTAAGACGATTATGTTTAAATAATTTATGTATTTTTTTGATAAGATTCATAATTTATCCTCGTTTATCCCTTTCTTATACTTGTTAATCATCCTACCTATTGCCTCTTCTACTAGGTCCATAAAGTCTTGTTCATCCTCAATAGAACCTTGAAATTCCATATATTTTAATGTAACTCTCATAGCCTGGGCTATATTATGATACACATCTCCATCAGATTCTAGACATCTATCTTGCATAGACTTTGTGAGGTTTCCTTTTTCATCTAAGATACCCCAATCTACCATTAATTTACGTTTGTAAAGTATGTTTCTCATTGATAATTTGATATTATAATAGAATATAAACTATAATATATAATACTATACGTATAGTTTTTTCTCTCAGTGCTTTTAAAAAGATGGGCTTCGCCCATCACTTCCTGTATAGTGTATGTATGGTAAGTATGTATGACTAAGATAGGACACGTATGTGAACAATGCAAGGACCACTTTGACCATAAGAAAGATTGTGTCGACTGTGAGTGCTGTAAAGTTTAAATAGTAGTGTATATAATAGCTATTACGGTTGTCAGGGATTACCCTTATACGGTAGCCCTCTTAAACCGTATAAAAGCCAAAGAATGTAGATACATCATGGCTTTGTATTAATAAAACAATTACTACGGCCATTATTGCTCCCAGGAGAGTCGCTATGATATCATTGATCTCTACTACTCCTGTCTTTGTATATCCATCATACCATTCCTTACCAAATGCAAAGATAAATCCTAATATTATTAATGGGGTATATATTACACCTGAAATACTTAATATGAAACCTACTATGAAGTGTAATATTTTATCGTTCATTATTAAAAAAAATAAAGGAATAATTAATTATCCCAGTATTTAAAGTATGTTGCTGTATAAGTTTTCCAGTTTTCATAGACTGAATCACAAATATCAAAATATGTTTTGGTTGTCATACATTACCACTCAGAACCAACTATTTAAAGTTTACTGTTAATTATATCTACTCTTTTTTTTCTAGATTTATTATTTGCTGCCCTATTGGATAACTTGACACCACAACAAGGACAAAATACACCCTCATATTTTATGAATAAACAACACTTTGAGCATTTTTTATATGGTGTTTTTGTAATATTTCTTATAGTTTTCTTATATGCATATTCTGGGTTGAAACATACACCCTTACACGTTAGACTCATTTTTTTTTCCTTGTCTTACATATCGATCTAGATTAGTGAATATTCTATTACATTCTCCTTTACAATATCTCATCTTACGCATTGGCAACTGTTGAAAACACATACGACATTCTGGAAAGTCTATATTACGATTGTTATGAAATATCTTTAAAAATGCAGTCCTATGATTCATCTTACAAGATTTACAATATACAGCTCCTCTTGTTGTTGGTTCGTCACAATCACAACAAGTATTGATATCATATCTTCTACAATATCCACATCTAATTCTATTTCCAAAAGGTGTATTATTACAATTAAAATTTGCACATTGAGTTTGCATTTGGTATTATAAGTAAGAATACATATAAAAATGTTGTGTTAAATGACTAGAACTAGAGGACCTGAACTATCAAAGGATTTTCACGATTATATATTTAATCAATGGATGTTCTTTAGTGAGAACGCATATGGTATTGCTGAGAAGATAAATAAATCTACAGAATTAATGTCCAAGTTTGGTAAGACTACTCCAGCAGGTGTTCACTATCATATCAAACAAATTGAAAAGGAAATGGAGAGTACCATATCAGAAGATGCTATGGACACTTACATAGGAGAGTTTATGAGAGCCAGGACAGGATTTGAACATGATGTTGCAGATATACAGATTTTGATGTCTCATGAAAAAGAAAAAGGGTTAGAGGATATGGATAAGGATCTATATCTAAAGTTGGCAAGATTTAGACATGAGATTAAACTGGATTCATTTAAGATGTTACAAGACTCTGCTTTACCATTACAAGTTAAGAAACTAAAGATAGAAAGAGAGAAACTAAGGCCACCTAAACCAATTCCAGAGGTAATTAAAACTGAAAGGACTAGCGAGTAAAGAGACTCATGCCATACTTGCACAAGCAGCAAGTCGTGACATACCTCTAGTACCTGAATCATTTTGGTGCAAGAACTCATTGTCAGAAAGTAGTGATTGTTGTTTTTGGCATTACATATTCTATCCTAATGGTGGTCCAGAAAGAGATGGAATATATCATCCGTTATATGCTTATGAAATAGAAATACTTGAAAAGATGCAAATGGACAGATTGGATTCTATTAGAGATAATGATGTTGGTAAATGTTTTTGTGTTTACAAAGCAACAGGATTAGGACTTACAGAATTTATATTATTATGGATAATATGGAAGTGTCTAACTGATGTATGGTTTGCAGGAAAAGAGGCTATGGTTATTACTGGACCTAATGTTGATTTGGCACAAGACCTTATACTCAGAGCAAAGGGTTTTTTAGTTAAGAGAGGACTTGGATATGTAGATCATGGTGCGTACGAACTTGACGTCAATGGAGGAAGAATCAAATGTTATCCGTCAAATAACATCCATTCAGCTAGAGGTAAACCAAAAGTTAGTCTCTTTTTTGGAGATGAAGCCGCTTTCTTCAAACTTCGAGATGATTCAGTTGTTAGAACAGTCGGAGAGAGATATATTGGAAAGTCAGATTCTTGGGTTATTTGGGTATCTACAGCAGGAGAGCAACCGAGTGGTTTTTTTTACGACATTATGCAAGAACCTACCAAAGGAGCAGAGAAGACAATATATGAAAGATTCCATTTCTATGTTGAAGCAGGTCTTAAAAAAGATAAGAAAACAAAGAGCTCAATCTTCTCGCCCAGATTCCTAGAGGAAGCAGGAAAGGCTAGATCTTATGAAAGAGAATATCTTGGTGTATGGGGTAAGAACGTTGGAGATATATTCTCTCCAGAGGGCATTGAGTTGTGTTGTGCAGAGCAGTATTCCTGGACAGATAATGATGATACAAATGATAGAGTTATTGGTATAGATCCTGGATTTGGTTCATCAGAATTTGGAATATGTATTATGCAAAAACGAAAAGGAAAGAAATCAGTTATCTATGCAGAAGCCTTTGAGAGAGCAAGTTATATTGATATCATAAACAAGGTAAGGAATCTATCTTTGAAATTTAAAACCAAACGTTGTTTTGTAGATGGATCATGGCCTGAGGGAATAAGAGACTTGAGGGATAAAGAGCATATGAACGTACAATCAATTAACTTCAATCAGTATGGAGAGAAGATGTTAAACTATGCAGCAAATGGTATTGACTTCCAACAGGTAGAGATACACCCATTATTCAAGAAACTGAAAATACAGTTAATGACAATAAAATTTAACTCTAAGGGGGGTACTAATAAGACAGCACAAAATCCATTTGACTTGGGAGATGCTTTTTTACTTGCATTGTACTATTACAAGATGGGATCTGGAACTCTAGCAGGAGTAGGTTAGACCTTATAACTTGGGATTTTTCTCTTTTGTTTCTTATCTTTAATTTGATCAAATGAAACGATAAATGACTTGAACTGGCCTATTGTCATAATTGGTGTAATTCCTCTCATCAATGCTATATACAAAATAACATTAGGATCTTGGTTTTGACGTAACTGTTCTAAACATATTCTATCTGTTAAATATGCTCCCCATCTAACTACCTCATAACAATGATTCTTAGCTAGGTCCTCAATGTCTCCGTTACGGATTGGCTTCTTTGGTTCAAATGGAGCAGGAGTGTGTTCTGCTAACATATACTTTATTAATACCGATAAGTATATAAATTAATATGGTATTGTTTCTAAAAATGGATCAAAGTAACTGGGCAAAGGGAGATTTTACTAACTCTGCAACTTTTGACCTATCAGGTACAGTATATGATGATAGTTCATTCACTACTGTCCGAGACATCTCAGGATTTACAGGAACTTTTAGAATTATAGACCAAGAAGGAGGAACTATCTTTTCCTCTGATGATATTATTACATTAAATTCTGATGGAACGTTCCTTGTAAAGTTTTTGGAATCACAAACACCAACAATTTCTGGAATATTTAAAATTAGACTAAGATTAGAGGTATCAGGCAGTAGATTGACAGCAGTAGGGGTAAATGGCTCTGATGATATATACCTTGATTTTGATTAATTCGTTTTTTACTTCTATTTATCAAAAGTAGAGTAAAATTGCTATATGAAACCAACAATTAGGGGAAATGGTAACGTTATCTATCCAAAAGAGGCAGTTTTACCTAAAAAACGAGCTAAAAAAGAGGCTTATTCGGGTACTATCAAGGTTTTAGAGGTATTTAATAATAAAAGTGAGGTTAATCAAAGTGATTGGCAAGATGAATTATCTCCAGATAGACCATTTATAGAGACTTTGGATGCAATTAACAAAGACGGTAGATTGAACCTAGCAATCGAGACATACAACCAAATGATACTCGGAAAAGGGCTAAAAGTAACTTCAAAGAATAATAAAATACAAGATATGGTAAATGAGTGGCTTGAAGAGTCAGGATTTGATGAATTTCTCGAAGATGGAATACATTCCTATCTTGGAACAGGAAATTGGATAATTGAGAGATCCCCAACCAATGATGAGTTTGTTGAAATACCAATAACTACAATAGAATCAATTACAAGAAATGCAAAAGGACATATTAAACGATATGTTCAACACGTTAATGATAAAGACATATTTTTCAAACCAACAGAGGTAATACATTTCAAATTAACTAATGTTGCAAGAGAACCATTCGCTAGAGGACTATTCCATTCAATATTATCAGACTATGAAGATCCAAGAACAGGAGATGTATATGATTCTCCATTAATTCAAATGAAACAGATTGAAGATGCCATGCCAAAGATATTTCAAGGTCATGCTGATCCAACAGTAATGTTTCACTTTGAAGATGCTGGAGAACAGTTTATCAAGACTCAAGCAGATGCCTTAAAGAAGATGAAAAAGGGATCAAAGATAGTTACAGATAAAGCATTTGATGTCAAAGTTATAGAGACAGCAGGTAACTCTAAATTTGAGGGTTATATTGAGCATATGCAAAGAGACTTGTTAGAGCCTGGTTCTAAATTCCCATTACAATTCTTCAACGCTGGATTTACTGCTAGAGCAGCATCAGAAAGTACGGACTCTGTTTTGATCAGAAAGGTAAAAAGAATACAAGTGAGATTAGCCAATCAAATCAAACGAAATTGTATTTTACCATACTTGAGAACAAGAGGCAAAAGAATAAAATCAGCAGACATTCAAGTATTCTTTGAAAGTCCACAAAAACAAGAAGCAGCTATCTCAGACGTTATCACATCATTTAGAGATAACATCTTGAGAAGAAGTGAAGCAAGACAATGGCTTATTGCCAATACTAATGTCAAGATTGACCAAACTGATATGGAAGATGAAGCACCTATTACAAGTGTTACTCCAACTAATCAATTAAATGATAATAGAGAAGAACCTAAAGAGGAAGAACCTGAAAAGGATAAAAACACTTCTGTTAAAAAGAAAGAGGAAATGGTGTATGAGAGAACAATGAATGATCTTAAAAACATGGTTAATATGAGAGAGGAATTAGATAGGTCTGAGAAGAGGAAGAACACCAATGAGATATTGAAATTCATAAAGGGGTTAAAATCAGATGATTAGAATATACACAGATTTAGAAACGACAAACACTATAGAGGCTCTTGATCTAGGAAGAGTGTTACTAGGAGAGACTAAAAAATATACAGTATTCATAAAGAACACAGATGCCGAATGGCCTGTCCACAATATCAAAATTGAAAACACTAATCCAGAACTTAGATTTGAAGCTCCTCAGACACTACAGGCAAATGAGGTTAAAGAGGTTGCTGTTTATTGGACACCAAAACTAGATAGCAGAAAACCATTAAGAACTGAATTTAAATTCTCAGGCGATATATTCATAGGATAATGGCACTACTAACCGAAAGTGGGTTAGCCTTAGAAACCGAAAGTGGGATAGAATTAAACAGAGAATCATATGTTGCTCCACCAAAGAGATTAGGTAGAAAGAAGATATTATTCTTCCCAGAAATAAAACACTTTGAAAAGATAATAAAGATGAGAGGAGATACAAGATTACCACAAACAGATCAGGTAATAACTATAACATCAAAGATTGCACAACAGACAGTAGGTTCATTACAATACAAAGGTACTGTCAGGTTAATCAAAGAGAGTGTAGTAATTGGAAAAGGTAGAGCAAGGACCAATAACCTTAGTGCTAGAGTAAAAGGAAATAAATTCAGGCCAGTTAATGAATCCATAGTCATAGAGGGTAAGAAGAATTACGACCAACTTATCAAATCTATTGAGATGTTAGAATTAGAGATATAATACTTCTCTATATCCGTTTAAACTGAAATTACTCATGGCAGAACGTATTGCTGGAATTGCTCTCATGCCTAGAGAGTCACGTAATGGTGTGTATTATGATACTGAGGAATTAAAGAAATTTGACGGTGTAACAGTACCACTAAGAGTTGAACATGATAAGAATACTCATATTGGAGATGTAACGTTTTCATTTGATGAAATTAAAAGTCAGGTAAAATATGAGGCTAATGTATTTGATGTAGAATGGCAGAATATATTAGATAATGAACAATATCAGGTATCAATAGGAGCATCAGTATTAGAGCAACGAGAATTATGTGATGAAATGAAAGATAAATGTCTTAATGCTCCTGTGTTAAATGAAATATTAGAATTATCCGTAGTTAGAGTTCCAGGTATTCCTGAATCTACACTACACGTTATTGAATCATCTAATGTGCAATACATCAAAATACTTGATCAAGCACAAACAATTACTTCCAATATACAAACTACTGAAAAAGAAAAACACATGACAGACAAAACTTTAGACAATAAAGTAGAGGAAAAAGTCAAAGTCACTATCGAAACAGATGGAGAGATAGAAGTAGGTAAAGCAGAAGCAAAAACTGAAACTACCACAGAAGCACCAAAAGAATGTCCTGACGGACAGAAATTTGATGTGGAACAAGATAAATGTGTAGCAAAAGAAGATGCAACTGCAAAAGTCGCAGAACGTATTGAGAAATCAAACGAAAACACTCTTAAAGCAGTTATTGAAACTGTCAAAGATGCATGGCAACCAAAATCAGAAGTAGCAGAATCAACTAATCAAGGTTATGTTGAAGAGTTATTTGATGATGAGTCAGCTAAAAAGTTCTTAGATAAAGTCTTTGAAAATGGCTATGGTCGCTTAATTATCGACAAAGAGGGTTGGATAGAAAACCACACTACTGAAGGCAGAATTACTGCTAACGGAAGTGTTGAAGAAGCAGTTGGTGTATCTGGAACTATTCCAGGTGTAAAACAACGTGCTAACATCTCAGTACAAATCGGCAACAAAACTGCAACTAGCATTAGACAGTATGGGCAATTTGAAGCCTTACCAACTGGACAAACTACAGCAAGATTCTACAGAATCACAGTTCCAGATGCAGGTGCAATTACCGAAAGTGTCTCATCAGACATCACAGCAAGTACACACACACTAACATCTATTGATGTTACGTGTTCCATCAGAGGTTGGAGACAAACCATACTCAAAGCACAACTTGAAGACTATCCTGCAAGTTTCCTTAACGCAATTAGAGAAACAGCAAGATTAGAGGCAATCAGAGATGAACATA